CTTGCCGCAGCGTATCGAACAGAACTCGACAAACTTTCTCAAAGAAACTACGAGCTACGCATGGAAAACGCACAACTTAAAGCACAACCCAAAGAGCAAGAGCCTGTGGCGTGGATGGTTTGGGGTGAAAACAATGTTCCGTCTTTGACATTTAAAAAACCATCAGACAAATATGTGTTTGATTTTCTCTACACCACCCCACCACAGCGCACATGGGTAGGGCTGACGCAGGATGAACTGAACATGATTGGCGACAGTATGCGGACATGGAATAGTTGGACTATTACCGATGTTTACTTTGCCATTGAAGCCAAATTAAAGGAGAAGAATCATTAATTACCTTTTATTCGTTTAATCCGAATAATCAGTTCTTGATCTTCCTGGCAGTCTTTAGAGCAAAACTGCGAGTTGGGTTTACTAACATCATTGCAAGTTAAACAAAAGCCAGTATATTTAGGTTTTGCTCGTTTTCTAATCTCATTAAGTGCAGATTCTCGGTGCAATTCCTCGGTAAAGTGAGCGTCATCTGCAATATCGTTCATTTTGCTATGTCTGATAAAAACAACGCTGCTTCCGCTTCTCTACGTCTAAGTAGACCAGCTATGACATGACCACCTGCCATATCCCATTTAAGGAACTCGTCTGCTGCGCCCTCATGGTCTCCATCATTTACTTTTTTAAGTAAAGTCGAAGTATCCAGGTTACGACATCCGCAATTAAAAGCAAAGTCCACCAATGCGTCAAATTCGCCCTGAGAGACTTCAATTTTTAGTTTACTATTAACGTGATCAACTGCCTTTTGAACGTCCTCTAAGAGCAGTTTTTCGGCCTGTTCCTGGGTAATTAAAAGACTAGGAAATACATCTGGGCCTGTGTGACCGTAACCAATTGTCCAAGGTTCTCCACCAGTCGCAGGGTCTGGGTAAGCCTCCAACCGACAACCCTCAAATTGTTTGGTTAACTTTAATCCGTCTTTAGAATAGTTCATTTTGTGGGAGTTGAGTTTGCAATCATTTCGTCTTTTTTCTGACTACCTGCTGAACTACCAAAATAAAAAGCAATCACACCAGTCCAGGCGGTGCTCAAAGACCCTAGCATAATCATTAGTTCGTCTGATTTTGTTACTTTATCAGTCATTAAAGCGTACAAGATTCCAAAAAAACCGATGGTAATTCCACAAGCCAAAAATGGAGGTATCCAGCTATGCGTTGCACTTTGCAATTGTCTAGCAGATGCTCGGTCTGCAGTAGCCAGTTGCTCAAAGTCTAAATTAAGTTCTTGCGCCTTGGCTTTAAGTGCTATCTCGGCTTGCTGGACTGAAGCAATCTGATCCGCAGTTAGTTTATTTGACTCAAGCATTGTCTTAGCATCGTCTTGAGACACTCCCAGGACTTTACTAACCGCTTCATATGCTAGACCACCTAAAGGCCCACCAATGGCGGTAAAAATTGTTGGTGCAATGCTTTTTAACCAATCCATTTTAATCCTCGCAAAATTTAGGTAAATAACCAGTTTCTCTAAAAATTTTAAAACATTCTAATTCTTTAGGGTTGTCTTCAAAAGTCCTGTGAAACTTAATATACCATCGTTCTTCTTTTTTTCGTTCCTCTGTCCACAAATGGATTTGGTACATTAAGCCACCAATGGTGAACGCAACGACAAAAATAGCAATACAGATTGCCATTCCCACTTTAATGTTTCCCGCCCGAATACGTCTTTGGTGTATTTCGAGCAATTCCTTTTTTTTTGAGCTTTATCTAAAGCATCTTGCTCTTTTATAAGCCTAGATTTTTCTGTTTCAAACTCCGTCCAGACTGCCCCAAGTTCAGGAGGTGAATCATAGATAAGCATTTGTTTTAAATCATACTCAGCCTGTTCTAGTTGCTTCTTACGCAACACATTCTCTAATGCTATGGCTTGCAATGACTTTCCCTTTGGAGGATTCTTCTTTATCTCTGCGTCTGCCTTTTTTGATTTATTTTGATGGTCAAAAAAAGAACCAAGTGCATCATTCAACTCATTTACTATTCCAACAACTTCACCGCCTGTCTGTTTAATTTCCTTATAGGCAGCTACCCCGCTTTTAACTGCGGAAAAAGCCATCATTGCTAAAGTAAAAGGGTCTATGATTTTCTCCTACTTATTAACAGAAAAATTATGCCCTGCAAGCCAAAGATAAATCATTCCTACAAATGCAGCAGAAAGCAAACCAGTAAATGTCCATTTGCCAAACGCAGCAAACTGCTCATTCAACCATTCTTTTAAGGCTTCTTTTACTGCGTCTTTGGTTATATTTGGATCTATGTTTGGCATGATTTACTATCTGTTTATTTTTCAGAAATGGGCTGAGTAGTAACTATTCTAAGCAAAGTCACCACAATAGATATTGCAACTCCTACAAACATTTGGTCTGTTGGAGATAAAGGCAACAAGTTTACATAACCTTGCAGAATTGACAATACTGCCAAAAACAAAGCAAATAGGACTGTTCGAGATTTAAGCAGTTGGAGTAACATTTTGAGCCTCTTTGTAAGCAGTAACAACTTCGGGCGTATGCACCGCAGCGCAAATGGCTTGAACCTTGTCATCTTCAGAGCTGTATTCATTTCCTGGGGCGACTACATGACGATGGAATGATTCACTGATTTGATTGCCATCCTCAATGATGCGGGTACAAGAGCGAACCTGGACACAACCGTTTTCAATAATTTCAATCAAATCAACAACAATTTGTTTTTCTAACATGATGTTCCTTAGGGATGTAATGCTTTATAGGCGTCAAATTCGGCTTTAAGTTCTTGGATGGCCTTAACCAAAGCTGGAATAAGTGCAGATTCCTTCAACTTTAAGTTATCAGGCGATTCATTGTCAGCAATCAGCAAAGTTTCATCAGTTGCACCACATGACTTTTCAGCATCAATAATATCTTGTGAAAGAAATCCATGCGTAAATTGAGCGTCTTTTTTAGAGCCATCAGAAACGCCATTTTCATAACGGCTGCGGTCATCCCGTTTAAATTTGACTGGTTTTAGCTTGGAAACAAAGTCAAGGCCATAAGAAATGTCTTGTATGTCGGTTTTGTCTCTGGCATCAGAAACAACCGTCCATGCCACATTGACGTATGCGTTTGTAATGCGGGTGTCGCCAACAATCACCCGATTGCTTTCCGTTACAAGGTTAAATAAATTGTAAGTGCCATTTCCCGCCTGGTAACCAAGCACAAGGTTGTTACTGCCAGTAGTTGCGCCAAGCCCCGCAATGTTGCCCAAAAATGTATTTTGACTTCCTGTTGTCAATACACCAGCTCCCGCCCCAACCCCTGTATTTCCAGACGTTGATACTACGCTAGACAAAGTGTTTGTGCCCAGCGCCGTATTATTTCCGCCAGTTGTTAAAGCAGCGCCTGCAACTGATCCAATAAACGTGTTGCTAACGCCCGATGAAATTAAGGGCGTGACGTTATAGCCAACAACAAGATTGTTTTGTGCTGTGTTGTCGTTTGTTGAAAACGCAGTAGCACCGCCAATGTTGATATTAGTATCGCCGTAAGTGCCAAAAGGTGTCCAAATTGGCACTCGATTAACAGCACTGCTGCTGACAATCATGTTACCGTTTTTAGGTATAAAACTGCCAAAAGTTGATGGCCCGTTTCCATAGCCAAAGAAAGCATTGTTATTGCTTGCAAGACTAAAATCAATGTCGCTTGTATTTGCTTCAAAGCGCATACCAAACCAACTTGTGCCATTGGTTGGATAAGCAACATTGCCTGAAAAAAGAATGCCTTGTTTACAATCTTCAATGTTGCCGTTTAAGAATGTACTACCTTCGCCGTCTTGCCCAGGAAAGTAAAATCCAATGCCATTTGTAGCCGTGGTTTTAGTCAAAGCACAACAATTTATGTATGTGTTTGACGTAACATAACTATTGCCATCCGCAACGGTGGTTTGGTTTTTATAGCAAATGTCCGTGTATTGAATATTGATGTTTTTTAGCGTGTTGAAATACGACCCTGTATTTGACGCAGAAATGATAATACCAATGTCTGTATTGGGTACTGGCAAAGAACCTTGGATGTACAAGTTTTCTAATTCGGTTTGAGATGTGGAAATTAACTTAATTCCAATCTGTCCCGATATGTTTAAAATTAAACTTAGATTTTTAATCCCGCCACCGATAGTTACACCAGCAGCGCCCTGTTGTCCAATTGTAAAAGTGACAGTATTAGTCGAGCAAGTTGACTGAATGATGGTCTGATTTATGCCATCACCCAAAAGGAAAGACAACCCAGGTATTTGAATGCTTGAGTTGATGGCATAAGTACCTTTTGGGGCGTACACATTACGACCAGTTGCAAATGCCGCAACAAATGCCGCAGTCGTAGCGGTTGCATTTGCACCAGTATTGTCGGCGCCATAATCCAAAACATTGGTTATTTCACCATATATCATTGAATAAGAAACTTTTGTTAAAGACATTTTTTTACCCTGTTAGACAAAATAAGAACAAGTAATTGTGAAAAGCGTAGTTGCTTGAACATAACTCGCAGCGTTAACTATTGTTCCCGCTGTAAAGGCATAAATATAAATGCTAGATGAACCAGCGATAACCCTTGCGTCTAAAGATGAACCTGCTGGAACAAGTGTCGTTTGTCCGTGAATGGCAGCACCTGACCCAAATGAATTGCCCGAGTTACAGGCATAAGGCAGACCATTCATGGTTAACGAACCAAGCGGAGTTGAAACTGAATTTGCATAGACAGTTACGCAAACCGTGACTTGCCTTCCAATTTTTGTGTAAGTTCCAGCAAAAGAACCACTTAAAGTAATCGTTCCGCTAGTGCCGCAAACCAATGTTGGTGTCCAAGTGCCTTCTTCATAATCGCTTAATACCGCACCAGACCCAAATTGTATGCTTGTGGCAAGTGCCGCACCCAGCGTTGGCGTTACAAGCGTTGGGCTTGTGGAAAACACTAAGTTTGTAGTGGTTGTACCCGTAGCACCTGCCGCCGAATAACCTGTGATGTTATTAAAAGATGCAATTCCAGCGCTTGATGCGTTTGTGCCACCATTGGCAACAGGCAAAATGCCTGACACATGAGTTGTAAGACCAATCTTGCCCCAGCTTGGCGCAGTTGATACACCGCCCGATATAACAGCATTTCCAGTGGCTACATCAGGCAGTTTTGCAAGGGTTGTGGTGGTATCTGCATAAAGCAAGTCCCCCACCGAATAAGATGTTTGTCCTGTGCCACCTTTAGTAGCAATAATAGTACCAAGTCCAGATGTTAAGTTTGCAACCGATACTTTAACCGTTGCGCTGCTTTGAACAATTGGTAAAACTTCTGTTCCTACAATTGTGGATGCAGAACTTAATGCTGATATTGTTTTATTAGTCATTTAAAATTGAACTGCAATAACAGAATAAATTGGTGCTGCAGAACTTAAAGTTAAAGTTTGACCGCTTAAAGTGTAGTTTGTTCCTGGAATTTGTGTAACTCCATTTATAGAAACATTCATACTATTTAAACTTACTGGCGTTCCAGTTAAAGAAAAAGTTTTTGTAGATCCATCTGAAGTAAATGTATTAACACTTCCAAATGAACCAGGGGAATCAACTTGTTGATCCCAAATCAAGTTATTATTTACATCAAAAACTTGTTGACGATAAGAACCTTGACCATAAACAATACATTGACCATTAGCATCTAAAACAACTGGGTTAGTATTTAAATTAACCCCTGCTGAATCTTGATATGTATTTTTAAAAGTTGTGGTTGATGGAATGTAATAATAAACTTTCCCTCCCGCTAATGGAGTTCCATTAGACGTAATAAATTGTTGTTTACCATTTGGAAGTATTGTGTAAGATGACATATCAATCCTTTTTATTATCTCTGAGATTTAAAATATTAGCCTTTTGAGCGTTCTTTTTCATCTCTTTTTGTGTTTCAGTCGCTGCTTTATTCAAAGCCTTTTCAAGTGAACTTTGCTCATATGCAGTACCTACTCTTTGACCAACATATCCACCAACTGCAGCACCTGTTGGCCCTGCAAATGCACCTCCAATGCTTGCGCCTGTTGTTGCGCCTATCTTTGGAGCATTGCTTGCAATTATTCCAAGTCTCTGAACCTGTTGCCCTGCGCCTTCATATCCATGTATTCCAGGCATGATCTGACTGCCAATGTTCAAAGTGTGAAATGCTTTTACTTCTTCTGGATCAAATGCGTGTTTAATCTTTTCAGACCTTGCGTTCAAAATTGAATTTACGTCTTTTTGATTCCATACACCAAGTCTTTTAGAACCATTTTCGTAAACTTCTCTAGCAATTGCACCTTTAATCTCAGCTTTTGCTCTTTCAGCATTTTGCCTTACTTCTTCTGGGACTTCAATAGTCCACTTGGGTAAACCAGTTTCTTTTTCAATTGGCCCATTCAAAACACCTTTTGAAATCTTGTCAGCAGTATCAAATATATGTACCCATTCATCTTTAGGAATTTTGTTTAATTTGGCAGGTATTTGCTCAAATGGTGTTCCCTTTTGAACTCCATTAGGATCAATATCTCCAAATATTGATTTGATTCCTTTTGAACCAAATAAAGTTTTTTCAGCCTGGTGAAGTTGATCGGCCTTTTTAAATAACTCTTGGCCTCCAGCACCTGCAATATCATTATCAATTGCGTTATTAATCTTACGAATTACAGACGCATTACTTGGAGTCCAATCTGCATTTAAAGACTTTCTGACTGCATCCCAAGCCCCTATAGTATTAGGAGCATACTTATTGCCAAACTCGTCCTCAAAACCCATTGTTTTAGCTAGATTGATAAGTTTTTCGGCACTTGCTGCAACTCCTTCGTTTTCTTTTAATCCAAGTCCTGCCCTGAATTGTTCATTACTTAATAAGTTGTCAACATTATTTGTTTTTATTGGATTTTCTCCAACCTTTGCCCTGGCTTCATCATAAAGCCTATTCTTTTCAGTTTTAAAGAACCCTGTTAATCCTTGATCTCCTGCGAAAGCATCATTAATTGCCTGACCTCTTTCGTAATCAGACGTTAAAGTAGGACTTGCACCAGTATTCTCAATTCTCTTTTGAGCATAATTAGATAGAGCATTTTGTTCATTAGCAATCTGTTCTCTGAGAACTTGTGCTTTTGGAGTTTGATTAGCAGATTTAGCCTCAGTATGCTCATTTCTTAAAGTGTCTTCGTTTCCTGTAACTACACCAGATCGAACCGCATCCTTATTACCAAGAATCTCAGTTGCAATTTGCGCTCTGGTTTGTTGTTCTTTAGGTGAAACATCCTTTGAAATATTGGACAACTTCACCATTGGAAACTCGCCACCCTTACCAGTTTCTTGTCCAGTAAACTTAGGATATGGATTGGTTGTGACCTTTGCTGCTCCTGCTGAACCTGGAGCAACTTCTTCTGGTTGGACAATCTCAGTCTTCATCGGAGTTGCAGTAACTTCTTTTAAATCCTGAGCAAACTGTTGCCCTGCTTTTATTGCTGCCCCACCAACTTTACTTGCAGCCTCTGAAACTGGCTTACCTGCAGCCAACATCAAAGAATTAATATAACTTTGAACGTCACCAGTTGGAATGCCTGTCTTTTCAGATATTGCTTTTGCTCCTTCTCCAAGACTTTCACCAACCAAATCCATTAATCGTTTGGACGTTTCACCCTTGTATGCAGGGGTTTCAGTAACTCCTAAATTCTTACCAAATGGTTTTTCTAATGCCGAGGTTACTTGATTGGTAATTGCTTGAGCCTCCTCTGGAGAGCGTAAAAATCTAGCCAATGGGTAAGTTATCGTACCAGCTACCGCAGGTATAACACCACCAACCGTTACGTCAGCAAGGGAAGATAAACCAATGCCCAAATTCTTAAGAGCACTAATTCTGTCTTGATACATCTTCTCCCCTACGTTCATTTGACGAGGAGCAGGTTGAGTTGTAGGTTGAGCTTTTTGAACAATAGGAGCAGGAGCAACTTCAGGTTGTTTTGTTGGTTCAGAAACATCTTCTAAAAAATTAGAAAAATCTGATTTGGCAGGTTCAGCAACCATTGCAGGTGCAATTTGTGTTTTACCAGACGATTGATAAATGGCTTTTGTACCATTTTCTTGCTGAACAATACCTGCAGATATTTGATGACGAATTAATGGATTACTTAAATCAATCTTTTGATTTGGATCAAGTCCTGTAACTTTTGCAACGTGAGCAATATAAGAGTTTGTGTCGTTTTCGCTTGGGGGCGCCCATTTAGAAATTACATCCGCTAAAGTGCTAACACCTTTTTTACCATAACTTGCTAGATTTTTGTCAATTGCTGCAAGTCCTTCTTCTGGGGTTTTGTATTGTGCTAATTTTCCTCCAGGCATAAGTGCGCCTGGATTATTATTCCTAATTGGTGCAGGCACATTTTTAGATTGAGGTTTTTCTTCCTCAACATCATTCAAGAAATCAGCAAATGTTCCCATATTAGAGACCGCCTGTGTTTACTAATTTTTGTATTACATTGTTTTTGTCTTGGAATTCTTTAAGCAATTCTTTTTTCTTTTCAGCAGACATATCTGAAGTGATTCCAATCAACTCATCACGTTTCATTTTCTTTTGTTCGGGAGTCATTGTTTTATCTTCGTGATGATTCATCATTTCAAAAAGTTTACTGTCTGCGTTGTCACCCCAAATCTTTTTGAATGTGTCCATGTTATTTGGACCATAACGCTGAATAAACTTGGTTGCAGCGTCCGTTTGCAAATCAAGGTTTTTCATGTTTGCCTTAGCTCGCCTGCCAATGTTCAAGAGTACATCTGGATCATAAACTTCAGTTCCGTTTGCATGAGCCTGAAGTTGTTGTCCTGCAACCGTATCCATTGAGCCACCCGCAGCCTTTAAATTAGAAATCTGCATATTGGCAATGTCTTTAGATAATTGCTGGTATTGTGGATCAGCAGTAGCAACGCTTGCTTTTCTTATTGTTGCATTGAGTGCATTGCTGACTGGATTAGTCCCTGGCACTCTAGGAGTTTCTTCTTTAACCTTTTCAACTTGCTTGAGCATTTCGTCCAAGTTTCTGCGATCAGTAACCAGGTTTTTCTTTCTGTCAATCAATCCGCTAACATACTGCCCGCCTTCAGTAGTCTTTGTGGCCTCATTTGGTAATTGAGCGTAATTAGTACCAGGTTGACGAACTGGGAACATTAATTGTGGAGCAATTGGGTCTTGAGCTGGAGCATTAGGTTGGCCCATTCCCATCTGACCAGGCATAGCAGGTTGAGCAGGAACATTAGGATTGGCAGGTTGCTGAGGATTACCATACTGAACAGGTTCAAGCGTCTTAGTGATCGGGTTGTAGATTGCTGCGGGTTGGCCTGCGCCCCCTGGTTGCAAAGTACCAAACAATGAATTTAATTGATTTGCAGTTGACTGAGTTGCAAAATGCTCAGACTGAATAAAATTGTTATATGCCTTTTGATCTTTTACTTTATCACCCGTTGGAGTAGGAGCCATCCTCAAATGAAGAAGTGCCTCATTAGGACTTAAAACACCTTCAGCAATAAGATTGGACATTTCCTTGATATGTTCGGCAGGGGTTATATCTTCACCCTTTGCAATCCTGGCAGTCATTGCTCCAAGTCTTTGCCCAGCAATCGTGTTCTTTTGAACTAGGTTACCAAGTTGTTTTGCTACATTTTCGTTTTGTACACCTTGTTGGCCCAACAAACTTGTGATTGTTGGTGCAAGATTAGTTGCAGCCTCTGGAGACTTAGACAATGCTTTGATTACAGATGGAATATCAACATTTCCATTTTCGTCTGTATTGGCTTGGATGGCTTTTGAGGATGCTTTGTTCAAATCCATTTCTTGCTGAAGTTTTTGAAGTTGCAGTCCACCAGTCTCCAAGGCTTGTTGACCTCTTTGGAAATCTAATATTAATTTTGCAGTATCGCCTAAAGTACCAAAATTAACAGGTTTTATCTCTCTAGGAATTATTGAAGCATCTATTGGCATATTATTCCTTTAAGCAAAAGCTGCAATTGTTGCGTCTGATGCTCCTGCACCTGTTCCTACTGCACTCGCACCCGCACCCGCACTAAACAATCCAGTAATACCGTTATATAAACTGGACGCTCCACTTGATAATGCAGAATTCATTCCTGATTTAGCACCAAGCGCATAAATACCTGCTCCACCCATTCCCAAACCCATCAAAGAATTGAGAGCATTGGTCTGAGAACTACCCGCAGCGACTTGACCTGCAGCCGTTGCATTTGCACCACTCATTAAAGTGTTTCCAACGGATTGAGCGTTTTGCATTCCCATACTACCAATCCCTGCAGCAGCGTTTTGACCTGTACTTAACAAACTGCCTAAAATACTTGCATTTTGTTGATAAGTGTTCAATGCGTTTTGATATTGTTGATTGTAGGTATTCTGAGCCAACCCAGTCGCATAGTTAGCCAACCCTTTAGCTTGCGCCCCAGATTGATTTTGACCAATCGCTGAACCTGCGTTATTAAGTGCGTTCATACCTTGTTGTAAGGTAAATTGATAGCCTGGAGTATTTTCTAAATTAGATGGATTGAACTGAAAACCCTGACCAGAAAGACCAGTCAATTGACCATTTGAACCGTACTGGCCTTGATAGCCTAAAGATTGAATTAATTGAGGCAACGCTGCAGTACCAATTGACGCATAAGGGGCAAGATTTGCTTGAGTTTGCTGAAATTGTGCATTTTGCAACGCAGCAGCATTGTTGGCAGCAGCAGCTTGAGTATTAGCAGCCGTAGTTATAGCCTGAGCTTGCTGATTAGCACCTGTAAGATCTCTGACCGCATTTGCAATAAAACTCATTATGTTCTCCCCATCATTACCATTGAACGATATTTACCGTCTCGTTGGTAAGCCTTACTAATTCGACCTTCCTCCTTAAAACCGCATCTAAGTGCCAATTTTAACGCAGGACTGTTCCAATCACCAATAGTTCCAAGGAACTTTTCAGCACCTTTTTCTCTCATTTTTTCTAAACAATCTAAAAAGAAAGAATCCACTTCTTTTGCACCTTTCAACATACAAATATGAACGTCATACATTGTTGGAGTTATTTTGCGAAAATTCACAAATCCATGATCATTTGTGTAATAAATTTCATTATCTACATAACTGAAATTTTCCCTTTGTATTTCATCTATACGAACCCATTCCCAAACCCTATCATCCTTCATTACCCGAGTTATAAATTCTTTCATTGTCAATTCAGTAAAAGTATGTTGTTTGGAGTGTAATCTGTCATTACCCAGTTTGTACCATTAGAAACTAAAGTACACCTATCTCCTGAACTAGCCAATAAAATAGATGTATTTGTTGCTGATCCGTCAATTTGTACGACATTTGAGGACGCAGAAACAACCGTAAAAGCCTGGTAATTTTGAATGTTTAATTGCCGACCTGAATAACTTGAGGCAGTTGGCAAGGTTAAAGTCAAAGTTCCAGCATAATTGTTTATTAACCAAAGATCAGTAGTTCCCACAGAATAAGTGGAAGTAGTTACTGTAACTGGAGCAGTTCCACCGCTAACAGAACCATTAGAAACCGATGTAATTCTTCCATAAGCATCAACAGTAAGGCTTGTTAAAGTATATGAACCAGCCGTTACTGTTGTGGTAGCCAAAGCAAGCGTAGGAGTTGTCCCGCCTGTGCTGGTAATCTGTCCTGACGTTCCGCTTACTGACGTGACATAAGTTCCAGCGGGTTGCTTATTGTTAAACGTAGTCCAGTCTGTAGAAGTCAAATAACCATTAACAGAGCTAGTAGCTGCAGCCATACTAATGGCAGGACTTGTACCTCCAGAGGACACTACAGGGGCAGTACCAGTTACCGATGTAACCGTTCCAACACTAATAGAACCACCTAAACTTGTAGATGTACCATTTATAGTAATTGAGGAGTTAGTCAATTGGCTATTGCCAATTCCTCCTAAAGTTCCCCCAAGTGTTAAAGAACCGCTAGTAGTAACTGTGCCAGTAAGTGTAATGCCATTAACAGTACCAGTACCACTAACAGATGTAACTGTACCAGTACCATATGGTAAAGCAGGAATGTCAGCAGTTGTCAAAGCCCTGAATGTTGGAGTTGCAGCAGATCCGCTTGATGGCCCTGCAAATAAACTGTTGGCAGCCTGAGTCGTTAAAGTGCCTGTCAATGTCCCTGTTGTTGTAACTGGAGAACCTGATACCGACATAATGCTTGGTAAAGCCAGTCCTACTGAAGTGACCGTACCAGTTCCATAAGGCAAAGCAGGAATATCGGTAGAAACCAAAGATCTAAAGGTTGGAGCGCTAGTCCCAGTTATTGGCCCTGCTAAGACTTGATGCGATGCTTGGGTTGTTGTGCTACTTACATAATTAAGAGCAGGAATATCACTTGAAACCAATGATCTAAAACTTGGAGTTCCAATAGTAGAAATTGGAGACGCTAATATTTGTGCAGATGTTTGGGTTGTTAAACTGAGTGCAAATGAGCCTGATGTCGTGATTGTGGAGGGAGTTACAGACAATAAAGCAGCAGGTACAGTCATTCCGACACTTGTGACCGTCCCAGAACCGTAGGGAAGTGCAGGGATGTCAGCAGTTGTCAATGATCTAAACGTAGGTGCAGCACCCGAACCACTAACAGGCCCTGCAAGTATTTGATTTGCCCCCTGAGTTGTTAAAGTGCTTACATAATTTAACGCAGGAATGTCAGTAGAAACCAATCCCCTGAAAGTTGGAGCAGTTCCAACACCAGTTATAGGCCCTGCCAATAAAGTATTTGATGCTTGAGTTGTTAGACTAATTGCAAAAGTACCGCTTGAACTAAGTGAACTAGGAGTTACTGATAATAAAGAAGCAGGTACAGTTACCCCAATCGAATCAATAATACTGTAATCAACTCCTGGAGTCGCTGCAGATAATGCAGTTCCATTACCCTTAACTATTCCTGAAACAGTTGTTTCTATGGTTAAAGTAGCATTTTGACCACTTGTAACAATTCCATTAAATCCGTTTGCATTAACAACACTTAAATTTAATAATGCAAGTTGTTCAATTTCTGTAAGTGTATAAGTCGGACTTGTACTTCCCCCAGTCCTTTGAAACAATTGAATTAAAAATAACAACCAAACCTGGCTAACCGTTCCATCTATGTTAAGAAATGGAATGTTAATCTGTGGGGTTTGTGCTGCTAAATATCCTGTTGTCATTTTCTATTAGGCAATGCGTCAACAAATGCCCCCGACAATGCGGTTTTAATTGGATCACTCCAACTGAGTTGGAATACACGGTCTCTAGCCATTCCCAACCGCCACCAGGAAATAGAAGTTAAATACTCCCCAGTCGTGCCCATAGTTTGACCAACTGGGTTGCCGTAAGTCTTCCCCCTATCATCCGAACAAGAAAGATAAACTGTTGCAGGCCCATTACCCGATTCCATTTCAGCAATAAATTGTTTGTATCTGATCCTGTCTGAATTATCGTCTTCAGCATGATAGAAACTTCTTGTTCTTACAATTGGTTCTCCATTATCTGTGTAATTACTTTGGTCTAATGTGTATAAATTACCATTTTGCCAATCACCAACAAATAATTCACCATAAGCAAAAGCAAAACAATTAGACCGATGACGATTAAACTGACCATTCGTATCAGTCCATAACCATTCGTGCCATTGATTGTTAGATAGATCAAAAACCCATGTTTTGTTAGCAGTTGGAAAAGTCACTACATAAAAGAAGTGTCCATTAATCTCCCAGGTGTATCCAATTGCATCTGAAACAGTTGAATAAGTTTGAAGTTCAGCATCAATTGCAAATGTTGAAATCTTGACTGCGCCAAAGTTTTCAGTTTTTGTAATATAACAATTACCTTGAGGACTTTGAGCAACCCAAAATACTTCACCGTTGACCTGAGCAATTGAATTAGTAGCTGCACAACCATACTGAATAAACGAGCCTGGGAGTATTTGAAATGGGAAAGTTGGATTCCCTGCGTTGTACCAAATTTCTGTAGTTACTTCACCAAATAAATAAATGTATCTGCGAGAAACCCCTATCCCAACAAGTAAATCAGAATATCCAGCCTTTGCAGCGTAATAAGTTGGATCAAAAGTTACAGAGTTAATTAAGGATATATACCATTGATTTGTACCTGGACGATTACAAATAAAGAAACCGTCTACATAATTGACCTGATTTGATCCGTAAAAAGTTGTTGTTGAATTCGAGGGTAATTGTGTGAATGTGTTTGATTCAAAATTGTAATCATACCCATTAGCAGTCCCATCAACCACCAAAAGATCGACTTCGTTATCAACCATTGAAACAGTTCCAACAGATGAACCCAAAGTGCCAATAGCAGTACAAGTACCATTAGAAGTAATTGAATAGAAAGTATTACCACAAACCCCATAAAGGATATTATTACTTGCAAAATATAGCCCTCTCCATTGATTTTGAGAAACTGAACTTTGTAAAGTAAGTCCTGGGGTTGGATAATGCGTAAAAGGAAAAACCGATGTATCTGGATTCTTTTCTAAATAAAGATTAATACACCTTTGCGCCCCTGCAATAACACTCTTTGCTTGGTATGCGCCTGTGACAAGTGCTGCCTTTGCCATTATCCAGCACTTCCAACGTAGAAGTCTCCGTAAATGTTGTAAGCACCAGACTTACCCCTGAGAGCAACTGGCATGTGTAACAAAGGAATTTGACTGTTAACTTCTTCAATAATTCTCATGGATGCTTCAGCATATCCAGTCAACTCGGGAGTGATTGGTAAGCCATACATCACACAAATGATTCTGGACAAGTTCCATTGCATTGCAGCCAGGTACTCAGGAGGCATTGTCACAACATCATTTATTGTCTGAAAACCTTCCAACTGAGTCATTACAGTTAAAAAGATTTGATACTGATTATTAGGTACAGGCCACACGTAAATTGTGCCAAGTGGATAACCTGTGTTGTAGTAAATATACTGAGGAAATGCGTTCAGGTTCTTAATTGAAATCCTGTTGTAATCCTCATTGGCCCTCAAGACTTCCAATGGATAGTCAACTGGCAAAGTTGATGCGTATTGCATTCTAAAGAACGCTGATTCGAGCTTAACTGGACGAGTGATATTGAAGTCACCACCAGTTCCAATCGTATAAGAAACTTGGCCTGTAGCAACCTTAGAAATAGTTACCAGGTTATAAACCATATAACGTCTGCGCTGCCATTGCGCCAACATCATATTTAATTGATTGAAACAATCATTGGTGTCAGTTGCATTCGGAGTCTGACCAACACCAATGACGTTTGCTATTTTTAACGCTTGAGTGATTAGATCAGAGGGAGTTGTCGGCAGCGGTTGAGTCATTTTTTGGTCTGCCCCTCTTAGTTTCTTTTATCTCTGGAACGATTAAAACTTGTGCTTCTTCTTCGGGTGTTTGAACAAGATGCTGCTCCCCAAGTGAGTCAGTAACCCACTTGGGAAACTCTACAAAAGTGTAAACAGGGGAAACCAACTTCCCCCTGTAGTATTGTTCGATTGGCATCAAACGATGTCAGGAACGATACAAGACCACTCAGGACGGATCGCAGCGTATCCGTACAGAATATCCATACGAGTAATCAAGGAGTCAGACATTACGTCATAAGCCTCAATCATACGCAAAGAGATTCCATCGAACTGAGCACGAGCAGCCTGAACAACACCAGCAGTAGGCATTTCTAAGTCAGCAGTTGCTAAAGTGAAAGCCTCTGGGAAGTAAGCTATGTTTTGACGATAGCTTGTAGAAGCAGCCATTACCAAACTGATCGCTGCAGAGTTTGCAGGAGATGCAGTTACTGTATTAAACGCTGCTGGAGCAGGAGTAATAGCAGGGTAAATTGGAATGCTTGTTGCACCAGATGCTACGTTTGCAGTAACAACGAATTGACGTAGTTGGCCTTGTGAGTTACCAGTCAAACGGTTAATTGCGTATACACCTGCGATTGTGATGATGTCACCCTGGTTCAAAGTTCCAGTAATTGCATTCACAGTCAATGTTGTTCCTGTTTGGCTTGCACCATTTACAGTACCACTTGAGAATGAACCAACTGTGTGAACTAGAGTAGTTTGATCGTACATCCAGTCAAATCCGAGAGTGTCTCTGGTAATAACACCAGTTTCATAGTTCTCAGCAATTTTAACTTGAGGATTGAACAAACCTGCCAAAGATGAAACAGTACGAGCTTGAGTGACTGGATCAAGAATAATCTTGCGTTCCATTCTTGGAGACAAGTTTTGATCTAAAGAAGAACCTGCAGTCAGCCATGTCGTTGCATTTGGACTTACCAAGGTTGTTCCACTTGAAAAGTTTGGTGCAATGTTAGCTGATTGAGATGCTACGTTCATCAAGTCTGCTGCAACGTACGCTGCCAAACGGTTGACCGCAGGAGCGAGAATACGCTCGGAGAAGTCATCGAGTGACAATGTTTTCTCAGCAGTACCGAAAGAAACAGGTACGTTTGCTTGTGTTGCCACAGTCAAAGACGTATTCTGTTCATTAGTACCTTGAGGAGTAATTGCAGGCCCAGTTGATACTGTGTAATCGTTGGGTAAACGAATACGCAAAGTTGAACCGATTTTCGCACCTGTACGAGCAAACTGATCGTCATACTGGCGGGAAACTGTTCTTAGAAAAGCATTAGATTGAGTGAAAAGTCTGACCGCTTCATTTGTGATCTGACTTATCGTAAGAAGTGAATTGCTAGTAGTCATGTTGAACTACCTCCTTTGACGAATAAAGAAATGAATTGCTTACCTTTCGGTAAACTCCTAATTTCCCCTGGCCTCTGGAGACTATCTTTTACGGCCCAACACAACGATTTACGGCTCGCCTCTGCCTGTACACCATTCTAATGCTAAAAATCTAATTTATCAACGCTTTTTTCTAGCAGTTGCACGTCTCCATGCAACCCAGGCTTCGGTATCGCTCATGGGAGGTTCAGCCCCTGCACCTGTTGGAGCAGACGAACCCCCAGTCACTTCCCCAACTGGAGCAGGTGCGCTAGACTTTTGCTTGGACAATTCTTTGGTTGCCTTAGTGGATAACTTGGTCAATTCAATCCCAAGTTGCATTGGACTGAGGTTGGAAATCCTGATTGCGTCATTGACATTTTCGGATTTTCCAAGCCAGGTAATCACTTTCTCAGGGTTGGGAACTTCAGCCAAAGCGTGTAGAAAATCATTTCCACCGACACCAGCCAACTGTAAATTTTGAACTGAACGGTCATATTCCTGACCAAACTCCGCCTTGGCATTCTTTTCAATATCGTTCATTCTGTTCAAAAATGTCTGTTCTTGGACCCTTTGATTAGCAATCTGAGTGGCTAATTCCTCAATGTTTTGAGTGTTTTGAGGATGATATTGTTGTTGTGGCTCTGGTTGATTTTGCATCTGTGCCTTGAGTGCAGCCAGTTGTTCGGCAGCAGAGTTCTTGGCAGCAGCTAGTTCACCCATCCGTTTTCTGGCCCATTCAGGCAGATCATGGTAAGAGTTGTCTTTGGCCTCTGGAGATTTTATCTCTGGAGTTTGCTGATTGGCATTGGTTGCGTCAGCCTGGTTGTTCGTTCCTTCAGTTACTGTTGGTTCAACTGTTGTTTCCATTTTTATCCTGTGATTTGTGGAATAGCGTTTTGCAAATATTGTGAGGGGTCTATGTAATCAGGGTTAATGTCTTGAGCAGGATTTTTGGCTTGTTCGATCTCGCCAACCATCTTGTCAGTAATTCCACCCAGTTGCGTAGGGTTCACATCCTTAATAAGTGTCTTCAATCTTTCGGTCTCAGCCTTGAAAGCACTAATTAAACTGTCTCGCTCTTTTTCCAATCTGATAGCCAGATGGTTGAGAGCGTCCATATCAAGTCGTTGTTTTTCCATCACTTGATCTACTTTCCTGTCCTGAACCTGTTGAGTGAGCGCAGCAATAACTTGTTGAGACTGTTGGAGTTGTTGCATTAAAGCCTGTTCCTGTTCGCTTGGCCCAGTCCCCAGGATTGCTGGAGGAATCCAGTTTCTCATCCGTTCCTGCAACTTATCTGCATTGGGAAAGTCAGCCGAACCCATATATAAGTCACCGATAACCTGTGCGAGTTGCGGTTGTTGACCAATCATTTGAGACATTGCAGAGAATGCCTCTTGTCTTCTCGTTTCGTAGTTAGAACCAGATTCTGCAACTACATCATAAGAACCAACGGACGGATTAAAGATTGAAGTGACTGTAGCCTCCTCTTTATTCTCCTGTTGTTTAAATGCACCTTTTAATTCTGGGTCAATCATTACCTCTTGTTCTGTGCCGTCCTCTCCCAAAATTCTAATAATCCGTTTGGTGTCGTATATCTTAGGAATCAGATCAATCAAAATCTTACCTGTGAACTGGATAGCCATGTTTTGATTGTCTTGGAAGTGGTAAGTTACCCTCTCCCCTTGGTATTGACGTTTGCCAATTGCAACCCCTGAAAGCTCCTGGCCTTGCGCCCCAAACGTCTGTTGGTACTGGCCTGAAGTCATCATCATTTCATTCTCAGCGACTTGCATTCCTTCCATGTAAACTGGAGCAGAGGAGGGAGGCTGAGACCTTGCTGGAGCAGGAATAGGGTTGCCGTTTTCGTCCGCATGGTTGTAAGCTAAATAAGCGTGATTCTCAGTATTTGCCGTTGCCCAGTAGTTTTCTAGTCCCTCTATTGCCTCAACTGGGGCTAAATACGGTGATTTTGACTGTAGAGCACCATATTCAAGAGCTGCTGAAGCGTTGTAGTTGTACGCTCTTTGTGCGTCCTTCATGTATCGAACCAGACCTTTACGGTCTAATCTGCCCTCGATCTGCATCTCCTCCCCAGGCACTCGGACGATTGGAACGTACTTTCCTGCCCAAATTCCTTTTTCTAAAATCTTATTCCCACCGATTAAATACTTGTGGATAACATTCTTGTCAATGCGCCTGCGCTCGATGTCCGCACCCATCCGAATAGCCTCATTCAGCATCTTGACTTCTTCTTTAGTCATATCTGATTGACGCTCAAACTTCATTGATCCGTCTTCATTTGGGATTGAATACAGCCATTCCTTTTTATTCTCACGCTCGTAATAAGTAGCCAACCGAACAACATCTTTAGTAACCCAGGACTGCGCTCCACCCGAATAAGCCATTGGAACGGATTCCCCTGGGTACTTCATCTCAAACACTTCCCTTGGCATATCTTCGTAGATAAACCCAAACCGAGCGTCTGAACCGTCCCTTTTCTTAATGTGTGGATCTAAATAGACCGACATTGCGTCTGGGACTTCCCGAATATATATCTCTTGGTCAAATGTAGAATCGTCAGCGTAGGCGGTTGTAACCGTCCAATATCCTATTCCACCGCCTACTTGTTGCTCCGCTGCCATATCGTACGCAGTTTTTGCGTTAGAGATGTACTCAATGTGACGAACCAATCCTTCAAAAATTTCAGCAGCTTCATAAGTTCCCTCGTTTCCTGTTGGGTGAACCGATACACTCGGTTTGTTTTCTTTTAGGTTATTAACAACGTGCAGCCAATGCGTATGCACCTTATTGATTGTAATCATAGGTTGAGTATTTAGTCTACGTCTGGCCTTGACCGCAGGGTCCCATTGATCCTGGTTGTCCGAGTCTGCAAACAGAAATCTCATGTCTTCCCTAAAACTTTGCCTGGAGGCTTGCTCCCAGTCCAAACAATGTTTGAAGTTGTCGTGCGCTCTGCGGATAATTTCGTCTTCGGTGTTTGTTGCCATGTTTACATCCAAAATCCAGGTGAATTATTAGAATTAAACTGTTTTTTCGGTGCGTTTTGTGATTTTTTCTCAACTTTTGATCGCAAAATTGCAGGAAACAGTTCGGTTAGCACCCAAATCCAAGCATCGGCTCGGTTTGGAGACTTGCTCCCATTGTATCCATTGGTGCTAAATCCTCCAAGTTCTTCCTCTAAATCTGCGAACCTCCCAACGTGCCTAATCTTTCCTTGTTCGTAAAGTGGAGCAAACGGCTCTGCCCTGACCATCTTTGATCGAGTGGCAAGTACTGATTTGTAGTTGGTTCTAGGACGAGATGCCTGGATAACCATTTCAACCATTGCCCCACCATAATTATTCTCTCCAACTAATATGTCTGCGTGGTGCCTTTCGTATGCACTTGTTGCCACTTTGCCCCAGGTTGCTGGCCCTGCCTTCACCGTACAGTCTTCTAATAAATAAGCATTCCCATCCGTTCCGAGAGCGCCTACAACAATGCCAATTGCGTCATTGTCAGCATTATCAGAGTCTCCTGCTCCACTAGGGTCAACTCCAACAACAATTCGCACAAAGTCGGGTAGATCTTCCTCTTGAGTGCGCCAACGATCAAAGTAAAGATCAGTAAACAATTGGTTAGGGTTAGCATCTGTAAACTCTCCTTCTAAGAATCGTTTTCTGAGCCTGGCTGACAATCCTTCCAAAGTCTTTAAGTATCCGTCCGACAAGTTATCCACATTGTCTTTAGGATTGATCTGAAAGTATGCGTAATCTTCTGGAGTGTAAAGGTTGATGCCTGTCTCTGGGTCTCTGCGCTGCACAAATAACTTGTACGTCCAATGGTTCTTATCTGGCGGGTTGCAGTCAAAGAACATCCTTGGCTTAAGAGGCTTCATCTCAATCTTTTTATCCACCATGATTTGCTGATTGACTTTCTGAGCCAGTCGAGTCATTGCAATCCCAACCGAACCCCAAGCTATCTGACTTGATTCGTTCAGGTAAATAGTTGAAAACTCCATCCCCAGAATCTTCTCAGTCCGTTCCTTGTCATCCAGTCCACCAAACCAGATCTCAGATCCGTTGTCCAGCTTGGCAAACCAATGCGTCTTGTCTAGCTTGTAGTTGACCGTTGGATAGCAAATCTTCATTACCTTTGGGAATGTATCGTAAACGACCGAGTTGACAACGTGATTGAACCTAAACCTGAGAATTGTGTGCCTTGAGCCACCTGCTTTGATCGCCCTGGTTACTATCTGCCTGATTGTGATGAACGTCTTCCCCGACCTTGACCCACCAAATAGCATGACGTAAGTGGGGTCTCCACTCATCAACTTCATGGCCTCAATCTGCTTCTCTGTGTACTTAAGCGTCATTGTCGGTTGCTACTTGCATAAGAAGTGGCCCACCTGCTGCACCTGTAATCTCTTGTTCGGTCTTGTCTCTCCAGCCAAGAACATTCTTAGCTGTAAAGATTGAAAAGTTAGCGTTATAGACTCCTGCAGTCGCTCCTTCGACTAAAACTGACTCTTGTAATTGCCTGGCAATCTTATAGGCGTCAGAAAACTCAGGACGAATAAGCCTGTCGTTTGCGTCTCTTTCGTTGGCCCAATGATGTAAAGTTTCCCTTGTAACCCTTTTATTGGCTGCAAACCTTGTAAGGGTAGGGAATAGATTGGATAGTCTTTCAGTCTTTTCTATACCATTAGGAAAAACAATAGTTTTCTCGGTATAGGCAGGCTGATTAAAGTAGTCTATGAGTTCTTGGGCATACTCTGGCTTGTAATCCGTAGGTCTGCCGACTGGGTTTGATTGTGATTTAACTGTTTTCTTCATAGTGTCAGATTGTAATACTATTCTGACAAATTGCAAATTTATTGTTGATTTGCCAGTTGGTTATGTATGTCTTCTAAGTAGTTTGGTGCGTGAACGTCTGTTACGTCTATTGGTTTTTGAGCTAATGCGTTATGTACATCTTCCAAGTAATTAGGTGCGTGTGGGTCTTGTGGGATTGGAATTGAGTTTCTTTCCTCAATCTTTGCAATATTTGGGTCAAAGATAACAAAGTTTCTAGTTCCTTCTCCAGTCGCTCGACTTTGCTCATCTAAATATTTAATCCCTGGTACGCCTTTGTCACTTAAAAATTTAGCAAAATCTTTTGGAGACATGTTTTGATTAGCATGATAAAAAACCTGAGAAGTTGGTAAATCCTCTGCTTTGTAATATTTTAATAAATTATCTATGTTAATTGCATCTTGTACATTTTTAGGTTGCTGCTTCCAAGATTTATCCCAATCCAACATTTTTTCAATATGTTCATCTGGTAGGTCTACTTTGTAAAGATTGCCAGCTTTGTCAGCTTCTTGACCAGCTTTAAGCATATCGTCATATTCACCAAGCACTTTTCTGCTTTGATCTAATACTTGGTATTTTTTAGTGTTTTGGTCGTAATTTACGATTGCACTTAAATCTTTTCTATATTGGTCTGCTACTTTAGGATTTTCAGCTACATAAATCCCATGCCCGTAAGCCTGTGCGCCTTCTCCTGTTCCAATCTTGCTAAGATCAAACTTGTTAAATGTGTGTGGACTACCATGCCAGGTAGTCATCCCAACTGGGTTGTAAGCCTCTGCCATTGCTTGCGCTAGTTCTTGCGTCTTAGGGCCATAACCACGCTCTTTTGACGCTTGTGCAAGGGATTCGTTGTAGTTTCTAGCCCTGTCATTGGCATAGCCAAGCATTTGCATTAAACTGTTTTGTGGATCGCTTAGAACGTCCGCTGCCCTGCGTTTGTAACTGTCAATCGTAGAGTAAAGATCAGCTATTGAGGGCATTTTAATTTATCGTTTGCGGTTGTTGTTCAATGTCTACGTCAAATCCATGTTGCCTAAGAAGTGTGACCCAGTCGTGTGCAACCTGTAAAGCCAATCCTTCGCCAAGAATGTGAATTGTTACTTCGCTTGTTTCGTCATCAATGTCTATTGTGACGTTAGACCTACTCACTTCTTTTTTTTCTTTTTCTCTGATTCACGTTTCTCAGAGTAAGCAATTGCAACCGCTTGCTTGACTGGACGGCCTTCTTTGATTTCTGTTTTTACGTTCTCTTTAAATGCTTTCTTTGAGGCTGATTTCTTTAACATGATTATCCTTGTGTGTGGAGAATTGCATAATTAATTGTGACTGCCTCTGAATAAGCATTGTTTGTTGAGTTTTTAATCACAACAGTAAACTGCCCATCTGTAATTGCTGCAATAAATACGTTATAAGCTCCAAGTGTTCCACCACTTGCAACACTTGCAATAACTGTATCTTTTGCGCTTACTGCCGAACAATTGACCGTAAATACCGCTTCAGCAGATGGTGCAAGTTGAGAATTGGAAGTAGTTATCGAGCCACTTGGAGTGTTGCTGGTTACTGCAGTAGTTTTAACAGTCTGTTGAGTGACTTGAGTGTAATTCCCTGCAGCATAACCTATCTGACCAGTTGCAATAACATTGTTAGCAGAAACAATATCTGCTCCCTGAATGTTTTGATCAGAATAAGCAACACCAATGGCTTTTGAATTACCCATTACTTCTTCATCTTTATTCGAGACAAAGCCTTCATCTGATCGTCAGCGCACTTTTTTGCTGCCGACAACCTAGTCCTACTTGCCTCGATTTCCCTGGCAGCTTGGAGCGTCCTTAGATCGCTCTCAGCTTGCCATTTCTTCTCTTGAGCCATGTCTCGGCTCGGCATAGATAGAACTTCAACCTTTTTAGCGACCTTGGTTGCCATTATCTGTTACCAGAATTGATATTCTTTTGTGGGAGCATTGGAACTCCGTTTGTCAGATTAGGCTCTTTTACTGGCCCCATTGGAGGACGAATATAAGGTTTTGTACCGTCTCTGCACTCGGTTGCGTAGTTTGCAGCGACTTGTAAGTGGCCTGGGTCTTTTAGACCTGTTTTGCCCATTTTGTCTTTTGCTGCGTCTGATTCATATTCCATTTTTTCCATTTTGGCCATTTTTATCTCCTTGGGTTAACGGTGTCCACCGATCCGATAAACTTCGGATGCAGTTGGGGTAATTGATGCTACTGTGACGTTTGCAAAAGTAATTGCAAGTGTGTTAGCTGCTGAAACTCTTGCTCCTACAATTCCAAGACCTGCTTGTGCAGATGGTTTATTCACAAACACTACGTCACCAACTGCAAGACCAGTTATTGTAAAAGTCTGCTCTGCGGTTGTTCCTGCGCCAACTGCTGAAGGACTTAAAGTCGCAGTTGTGTTGTATACGCTGCGAACTGGCAAAAACGTATCATTAAAGAAATTTAAAGATGTAAGGTTGGCTTCATCGGTTGCAACACCTTGGAAATTTGGCATGGGAATCCCCTAAAATAAAATGGATTATCACAAAATTTAGGTTGTCAATCAACCATTTTTAACATTTTAACCTTTTTTCGGTAAATTTGGACAATTTCTTTTAGTTCGTCAATTGTGTATTTTTTAGGTTCAAAGTCGGTTTCCAACTGGACAACCGCCTCAATCCCAATTTTTTTAATCAAATTCATTCGGTATTGAATTATGTTCCCAGACAAATGATTGTTGCAAGGAGCGCATTGTTTGTGTACGTTTTGCTCATTAAACCTTAAATTTGGCCTTGAACCGACCGAAACAAAATGACCTGCATGGTATTGTCCTTGGTGAAATCTTTGGCAAGAAATGCAAGGTTCAGTTTTATCACGATTCCTAATAAACTCATTAAATACTTGTTGAGCATCTTTCATCCAGTTTGAACGAGTTTTTAGGTTCTCCAAGGCTTTTTTAGTCTTTACCCTGTCCAATCTATCAACTTTAGATTTTTCCTTTACCTTGACTTGATGTAGCCAGGTTAAAGCACATTCCAGACTGCAAGTCTTGTGGCTCATGGTTCGCCTGACAAATTCAGACTTGCAAATCTTACATTTAGTCATTGGGAGTCCATTTGGTTGTTCAGCTAGTTAGGCCAGAAACAAGGAAAATTGCCTAAATCCAACATCCTGGAATGCCTTGTTAACCTCCCAGTTCATATTTTAAGACAAAGCAGTAATTTTTGTATCCAATCTTGATCTGGATTGCAATAATTAATTTTAGGGTTGTATTTGCAACCTATTTTTACTTTACCTGTGTTATACGGTACTTGAGTCATTTTTATCCTTCAAAGTTGGTAGACCAAGTTGTATTTCCTCGGACCTTATTTGCCTATCTAAATAATTTCTTAAAAAGTCAGCACCACCAAGGTCTTGAAACATTTCCTTTTGTTTAACGCTCATGCGTATATTTACATAAACCCCTTTGGTAATCGCTGATTTAGGTCTCGGCATATTCATCCTCAAATTTAACATTATGTTGCGCCCCAAATGCCTGAATCAATTCCAATAACTCAGACATTTCACTTTTTGTCATTTTAGAAGTTGATTGACCTAGAACGACAAACCCAGTTCCATCAATATTAGGTACAACTTCTTGTTTTTTAATTGCGCTGGAGAAAACAAACTTCCATTCCTGAGATGTTAGTTTGCGTCCATGCCAGACAACTTGTTTTGATATGTCAGACAAAGAAGCCCAAAGTTTTGCGTTTTGCTCCAAAGTCCGAGTTGCTGGTTTAAATTCAACAACCCAACCTTCGGGAGCAACTCCCACAAAATCCTTGGCTCTTTGCCTGGCCTCAGAGTGACTTAGAACGAATATTCTTTTGTCCGTAGTCATACATTGTCTTCTTTATCATTTGATACATAGATCGACCTGATTCCTTCTTGAGTTGAGTCTGTCCACCAACTCGTCTCTTGTCGGTCTCATAAGCGTTGTCAGCTATATCAATGTTGTTTTGTTTAAGTGACTTTCTGAGTGCTTTTGCTTTTTTTGAGTTCATTAGAATTTCACATCAAAAATGTTGCGTTTGGGTAAACATTGGATGTCGATCACAATGTCGCTCATCATTCCAGAAATTATTCGCTTGGACATGATTGGAACTGCCCTTAAACCGTCCTGTTCGCATTGGATAGTAGCCGATACAGTTTCAGACCTTGACATCTGTTGAACCTGTGGATCGACCCGAATTGGCACGACTGGGGGGGAAGTGTAAGCGTACTGGGTAGGAGTTTCTAGTTTTGGGGTAGAACATCCAGCTAGTGCCAAAAGTGCGATAAGTAAGTATTTCATGGTTAAGCCTTTAATGAATAAACTGCAACGATTACGTCTTTGCCCAAGTGGTTTTTGACGTGCTTTCTGGACGAGACTATCTTTTCTCCCATTTCTTTTAGATCGGACACCCTGGCTGCCAATCTAAAACATCCAAATAACTTCAAAGCGTCCATTGCAGTCAATGACTTACCTTTTTGTAAATAACTTAATATCATTTGATTTTGTGTTTTCATCTTTATGTTTCCTTAGTTGTTGATTAATCTTTCTCAAATATCCATGCTCTCATTTCTGGTTTTGCTTTTGCTCCTATGTTAGTGGTTAATTTTAAAACTTCTCTACTGACAATTACATCTTTAAAAGGGTCTTTGTTTGGACAACCTGCACAATTCCTGGCTTGGCAGATTCCAAGCACTTCACAATGTCTGGATACTGGCTGCCATATTGTTTTAATTTGCACTTAAGATTCTCCATGCTGTTGCTGCACATTCTGGGACTTGACCATTGCCACAGGCTTTAAGTCTGTCCAATCTATAGGCCATCCCATCATCCACTCGGTGAAATTCGGAGGCAAATGATTTCCAGTCATCAACCGATACGCACTTGTTAGCTTTGCTCCAAATTCTGTCCCAGTTTTCTGGCTTGTTCTCACAAATCTCTTGCCTGTGTATTCTATTCCGTTGGTTTGTCCTGTCATCCAATCCGATGCTACTGGTGTAGGCCACCAACCAAAATCTTTCCCTTCTGTGGGGTGCACCAATGGCGTCTGCTCCCACAATACCCCATTTTGCATTAAACCCCAATTTGGATAGATCTCTAAGCACTCTGTCGAGTCCGTTATTAATGAGCATTGGGGAGTTTTCCACAAAAACGTATCTGGGTCTAACTTCGCCAATAATCCTCCCCATCTCTCTCCAGAGTCCTGATCTTTCTCCGTCAAGTCCAGTTCCGTTTCCAGCGGTTGACAAATCTTGGCATGGAAATCCTCCAGATACAACGTCAACAATTCCTCTCCAAGGTTTTCCATCAAAGGTTTGTACGTCATCCCATACTGGGAAAGGCGGGAGAAGTCCGTCATTTTGTCGAGCGCACAATACGCTTGCTGGGTATTGCTCCCATTCGACTGCACAGACTGTTCTCCATCCAAGAAGTTTTCCTGCGAGTATGCCTCCACCAGCGCCTGCGAATAAAGCCAACTCATTCATAGTCTCCCCAATGTTTTTAAGCGTTCTCTGATGTGATCAGGCATGGGAACAAATTTCTTACGTTCCTCATCCAGTTTGACAAGGTAAGGATCACGTTCCTGTACTAAAGTAGAAATTTCAGGTATTTCTGCTCCGTCCCATCTTTGTTGATTAAGGTAAACCAAAGGAGCAGGAATAAAAGCTCCGTTGTCTTTTCTCCATTGATCTGTTGTTTTTTGCCATTCAACGTGCTTAATTATTTGATCAGCGCATGATTCGCAATAAGTCTTATTCCAAACCTTCTCGCATTTAGACTTTCCTCCCTTTCGTGTGCTTTTAGGCCAAGTCTTCCAAAATAATTCAAATTTAGTTTCCATTTTTTCTTCCTTTTTCTTTAGTCAAAGCTCTGCCAAGGGTGGATAGAACCTACCTTCTCCAGAATCAATTGTTTATCTTTAAATATAACAAAAGAAACCCAAGTGCCCATGAGGGATTTATTCGCTTGCTCATAAGTCTTGTTCCACCATGTACTTATGAGGTTACTGATACCTAAATCAAGTTCAGTCGAGTTTTTCACAGGGGTGTATCTGTGTACGGTGTTTTGTTCCAAGCCATCCATGCAAATGCGCTGCTTTCGTGTGGAGTACGGTCTCCAAAAGCAAAAAACCTCATAAATTACTCTGTGGTCTTGGCTCTTGGCGAGAGCAACAACAAACGTATGACGCAAATCAAAAGTTGGTTTATTGTCTAGCAAGACCACACAGGAATCTATGAGGTTAACAATAATTTGCGTCTTACGTCTGATGCCACTCAGACGCTTAAAAGTATACATTAAATTTTCCTTAAATAAATAATAATTATCCAAAAAAACCATAAAAACCAAGGTTGATTGTATTCAATTAAAAAATATAGACAAAAAAAGTCCATTTCATCAAATTTCACTTAAAACCTTTTTATTTCGTCAAACCAATCTGGACGCAAAACTTTTAATTGCCAAACCCTACCTTCAGGCAGAGTCTTCCAAGCAAATACGCTCTGCCGACTGACTCCAAGGAGCCTTGCCAGTTTGCTTGCGCTGCCTGCTAATCTGATTGCCGTTTCTTTTTCCATTTGGTAATTGTAAGTTAAAACTGACAAATATTCAAATTAATTAAAAATATTTTATAAATTGTTCCTTTTTTGTCAAAATAGCCTTACAATAAACTCAGACGCTACAAACCTGTACGTCATTTTTAACTAAGGAAAACTGAAGATGGAAAATAAAACCCTCCCATCCAAAGACAATTTGGATCACTACAAAGACGGATACCAGGACGGTATCAAATCAGTCTTAAATCTTATACATGACTACACAGGAAAAGAACTCAACTCCCAGGCCGAATTAATTAAGTTTATTCGTAGACTTGAACTTGATGCTTTGTATCCAATTAAGGAGTTCAAATAATGGACAAAGAAGATAAATTAGTTGTTTACGCTTGCATCATTATTTGCATTTTCTTCATTGGATATTTAACTGGGGCACAAGTATGACTGATAAACCAACAAATCAAGGCGGTAAATTAATTGCAACGGCTTTGGTCAAAGCACAGCGTCAATTTGCACCCGCTTTAAAGAACGCTACAAACCCTCATTTCAAAAATCGTTATGTTGACTTAGCATCTTGCGTTGACAGCGTTGTAGGGGCTTTAAATGACAACGGCATATTCCTGTTTCAGACCACATCAGAACACCCAGACGGCATCATCTGTGAGACTAGTTTTCTCCACGAGTCTGGTGAGCGCTTAGATTGTGGCAAGTTGTTCTTCCCAGCACCCAAGCACGATCCCCAAGGTTTTATGTCGTGCTTGACCTACATTCGTCGAGCGTCTTTGATGACCGCCACATCGCAAGCCCCAGAGGATGATGATGGAAATTCAGCATCCAAACTCAAAACAGTTGTCCAGGCACCTGCATTTAACGAGTCAGTAGCTGCCGACTTGATTACCGCAATTGGAGACTGCCAAAACCTTGACGAACTTGAAAAGGCTTTTAAGGCTGCATACAAATATTGCGTAAACAACGAAACTTACAAAGTAGCAACCATCAAAGCAAAAGACACATTGAAATCAAAATTAGGGGGATTAGCATGACAACACAAAACGAAACCAGAGCATCCGAGTCACAACATTGGTATGACCGACAAGGAAATCCACAGTACACCGTCATTGGAAAGAACGGTAAAGAACGCAACACAACGCTCAGAGACGCTCGGACAATGAACCTTGTCCCATCCGTCACAACCATTCTGAATGTCGCTGCCAAGCCTGCATTAAACGTCTGGTTACAACGTCAGGTGCTTATGGCTGCACTAACCCTTCCCAAACGTGCGGAGGAGACCGAGGAGGAATGGATTGCTAGGATCATGTCCGATTCTAAGGAAGAAGGCAAGGAGGCTGCCAACCGAGGTACTGAAATTCATGCGTCAATTCAAGGATTTTATGAGGGTCGAGGTTATGGGGCGCACCAGGAGCACGTCCAGTCTTTTGACGATCTTATGCGTGAAAACTATGCTTCCCAGATTTGGATTCCTGAAATGTCGTTTGCCCATGAGGACGGATTTGGAGGCAAAACCGATCTACACACTAAAACGGATCGAGGGGTTGTCATTGACGTTAAGACCAAGGAATTTGACGTTGGAGACAAGATTGTTGGGTATGACGAACACTTGATGCAACTGGCAGCGTACCGAGTTGGCCTTGGACTGCCCCATGCCGAATGCGCTAATGCTTTTGTATCTCGCACTAACCCTGGACTGGTTGTACTCCACAAATGGACTCAGGAGGAACTAGAAAAGGGTTGGATTATGTTTAAAAACTTACTTCAATTTTGGCAGACAAAAAATGGACACAAGTAAATTAAATTACTACGAACTCAGGCATTTAGAGTGGTATTTTTTAACAATTGCTTATTCTTATTTAGGCAAACACGAAATTTTGCATTGGAGTCATCTTTTGACATGGGTGCAATTTAAACTTTTAGCGGACGAAATAGAAAGGGAATCAAATGTTCAATCAAATTCAAGTTATCGGTAATGTCGGTAAAGACCCCCAGATCAGAGCCATGCCATCGGGAGACTTAGTGGCTAATTTCTCGGTTGCAACTTCGGAAAAGTGGAGGGATAAGTCTGGTGAAATAATGACTAAAACCGAGTGGCACAACGTCACTTGTTATTCAAAATTAGCCGAAATTGCTGAAAAATACATAAAATCTGGAAAAATGGTATTTATCCAGGGTTCGCTTGTAACTCAGAAATATACGGACAAGAATGGTGTCGAAAAAACCTCAACCCACGTTAAGGCTGATACGATCCGCTTGCTCGGAGGGGAGAAAACCGACTCCAATAAACCTGCCCAAACTAATTCAAAACCTGCCAATACTGGACCGGGTTTTGATGACTTGGACTCGGACATACCATTCTAAACTTTGGAGAAAACGACATGGACGCATTAGTTGACGCTTTTATTTTTGCTACTGTAATGACTGTATCTGGTATGGTAATAACTGGTGCGTTCTTGTTTATTTTATATTTAGCAGGGTTTTATGATGACTAAAGAAGAACTTATTGATATGGCTAGAAAAGCTGGTTTTGTTGATTACGAATTGGATGACGGCACTACAAATGCGTTCGATAAACGCTACGAAGCCTTTGCCAAACTGGTAGCAGAGGCCGAAAGAGAAGCCTTGGCACAACCAGANAATGAGCCTGTGGCGTTTGCAAGTCATGGTGTGATTAACTGGATAGCAGATAAACAGTTTCAGCATGAAGCAGACCTCTACACTACCCCACCACAACGCGCATGGGTTGGGCTGACGGATGAGGAGCGCGATGCCATTTTTGAGCTTCATCACACAAGACTTGGAGGGTTGGATTACAAAGGCGATGAGGTGATGTATGATGAACATTTTAAAGATGCTACTGTTACCATTTATGCCAAACTTAAGCAAAAGAACGGCTACACCGAGGAGAAGAACACATGACTAAAGAAGCATTGAAGCTGGCGCTTGAAGCGTTGCAAGTGGCAACCACACCACTGACAAAAGACAGACAAGAAGTTCTACGAGCAATCACCGCCATCAAACAAGCCTTGGCAGGACCGGAGCAAGGGCCTGCGGCGCTTACGATTTATCGCGGGGAGCTTTGCTACAAGTCACAAGCGGATGACCAATCATTCGGAATGTGGTGTCCTGTAACTCAAAATTTGCCTTTTCCGGAGGGCACAAAGTTCTACACCACGCCACCACAGCGCAAACCGCTGAGCGAAATGCAGATCAACGACAGAGCAAGAGCAGAGGGTGCGCATAACGCTGACTTCTGGTTAGGCGTTCGATTTGCCGAAGTAGCCCACGGCATCAAGGAGTAAGACATGAACTGGCTTAAACAAGTTTTGTGCTCATGGACGCATGGCGGAGGACACATCAAACGCGATTTACAAGGTCGGATTAACTGGCAATGCCAAAAATGTGGTCGATGGGCAGACCCCGTTCCGCTTGAGCAAGAAAAAAGAATGACTACCCGAGCTATCGAAGCCAAATTAAAGGAGTAAGACATGACACAAGATGAAACTATTGAACTGGCTAGAAAAGCTGGCGTTGATATGTCGCTTGGAGAGCATTGGAGTTTCTTCATTGAAGAACTTGAAGCCTTTGC